CGGTAATGCCGATGTTTTGTAAAGCGGTGATGATGCTATTGACGCGAGCGCAAACGTCAGCGGTTGAGGCTGTCGTTGACACTAGCGGGGTGATAGCACCGGCTTGAACCACAGGGGTCTCGCCGTAAAAACCAACCTCACCTCCAGCGATACCGATGAGAACACCATCGGCTGCACTACCGTTGAGTAGGTAGTTGGAGGTTTGGGTACTTGCTGGGCCGGGATTTGCCATGATTTAGGTTCCTTTCCTAATTAAGCCGCAACTCGGCAAGCGAGTTCGGGGTAGAGGGGAGCCCAACCGTAGAGAACGTCTAAGCGGGTGGGGATCGAGTCGTTGTTGATCGTGTACTGACGAACAACGCGGATTGAGAGGCCCAACTGCTTGTCGCTCGCACGACCGGCAAAGTGAACACCGTCCGGTAACTCAAGGTCGGCAGTCGCTAACGTAAATGCGTTCTTGTGGAACACCAAGTTCTGCGGGCTGACTTTACCGGTCTTATCGAACGGGGTGACAGTTGCAGAAGCTGAAGTTGTCAGAACGGATACGTTTTGGAACTGACCAGCCGTGATGATTGCGGGCGAAACGGTCACGGAAGCAGAGCCACCCGATGTGATCGTTACGTCAGCGGTCACAACAAAGTTACGCAGAACATTACCGCCGTATGGCTGACGGTTTTGTGGGTTGACTGCAAACACGCCAGCAATCTGGATGGTATCGCCTTTCTTTAAGCCAGCGTTGGCGGTAGCAGCCGCGATGGTGATCGTGGATGTAGAAGCCCAACCAGTTGTCAGCGAGCCGGTAAAGGTTGCTGTGTTGGTTGACAGGGTTGCGGTGGAATAAGAACCGTATGTGTGCGACACAATGTTCTGATCCATGTACCAGTTCATGCCAATGGTGTCTTTGCCCATCATGCCCTTCTCGTACTGACCAGAGATAGTGCCTTGTGGGTTAAAGAGACCTTTGAGCGAACCAACGATTGACGCACCGGTAAAGGGGTCAACAACGCAAGAACGCTTGCCATCACGGGGTGCGCCTTCACCGTCCAGATAAGCCTGTGCGGTCAAGAACGTAGCGATGTCAGAGGGAACTGTACCAGCCGTACCCACCGTGTTAGCGGTGTTGTCAGTAGCCATTGTCGTGCCATCAAAGTCCATTTTGTTGGCGATAGCAGCGATTGCGGGCTTCAGAACGCGGTCAGAGAACATATCCAACGACAGGGCCAGATCCTGTGTGGTGAACTGGGTGTCAACGTGGAACTGGGTTGAGAGGGTAACGGGGACGGATGTCTCGTTGAAGTCCTCTACGTTAAGCGCAGGGCCAGTAGTACCGATGAAACGACCGGGACGGCGTACGTTTACGGTGTTACCAATCTTAGCGCCAGTAACCGCAAATTGCTCGTCATAAGAACGGTCAACGCGGGCCGTGAACGTAAGTTCGTTTTCCAAGACCATCAACGCTTCGTTGGTGATCATGGAGATGGTTAGCAAATTATTTGCCATTTTTAATTCTCCAAAAAGGTTAAGGTTGCCCTTTTACCGAATCTTCCCCGCAAGGCGAGCAGCCTTCCATTGCTGGTAGGTTCCATGAAACGCTCGGTCTGAATCCAGACCAGTTTCCACGGCGCTACTGCTTGCCTTGATAGGCGAAATCGGCGCAGGGGCGTTCGATTTCTTCGCCACAGGTTCCTTTTTGCTAGGAGTCGCAGTCTTTTCAAACTTTGCCTCCAACTTCCCAATCTCGCGTAGTTGCGCGGTCAATGACTTCTCCGCAAGGGAACGTGCGTAGTCCGGGTTGTCGGCTAGGTAGTAAAGGATTTCAGGCCCAAACTCACTATCGACTATCGATTCCCCAACCGGTGCGCTAACTGGTATATCGCCAGCAGCCGCGATTGTGTCCTCGTAATCCGGTAGATTTGCCTTCGCAGCCTCTACACGCTTTTGGAACTCGACCTGTTTACGGCTCTGTTCTTCTTGCGCCCTGCGAGACATCTCTTGCTCGTCACGCTCCCGCAACTTCTTATCCGTAGTCCACTCAGCCAGAGCTTCAGCATATTCCAGCGCATCATTAAACTGGCTTGGATCGGGTTTGGGGTCTGGATCTGCCGGTTCTGCTTTTGCAGGGTTAGCCTTCGATTCCAGCTCCTTGATCCGATTTTCCAGCTCTTGACGGGCTTGGCGCTCACGTTCCGCTTCTTGGCGGGCCGCTTCGCGCTGCTTAGTCAGTTCTGAGAACCGCTTCTCAAGTTTTGGGTTTTGCTTCTTTTCACCTGTCGCAGCCTCGCCTTCGCTTGGTTCACTCGCCTCGGTCTCAACCACCGGCTCCGCTGGTGCGGCCTCAGTAGGAGTTCCATCTGGCGCTAAACCTAATTTTGCTAACGAAAACTCAGCTAAATTCTCACTCGTTACAACTGTTGAAGCCTGTTTCCGGGCCTCTTGTGCTACTTCCGACATGGATTAACTCCAAGAATAAACCCAATGAACCCATTGGTAGGTAATTCGTATTACAAACTGTTTCCCAATAGTTGTCAACTATTTGCTATTTGTGGC